CAATGGACCGTCAGCATGGCTGGATATGTGGGCTTGCGATATGACGTGCTACTGGTTTCCGGAGGGCTTTTTGACCTTTATGATGTGGAGAACCGTCGCGAAATGCTAGAGGGTCTCCGCATTATGGAATCCGCTGCACTCCGCGAATTCAGCAAGAAGGCAGATGGCTAAGACTCTTGAGGAACTCAGGATCAAGCTTGGCCTTGAAGGCGTTGAAGAGATTGCCAAGCTGAAAGGCAGCCTTAGAGGGCTCAGCAGTACTGCTGATATCACTAGCAAAAGCTTGCAAGAAATTGCAAAAGGGATCAAGAACTATTCAGTAAAAGGTGGAGAGAGCATAAGTGTAATCAAAGGGCAAGTTACAGCCCTAAAAGGTCTTCAAGGTCAAGCCGCACTTAACAGCAAAACCTTTCAACAGCTGGGCAAAGATATTGCTTTCTACGAGGCAAAGCTGAAGAAGGCTGAGCAAACTGCTGAGACGAGTCAAGCTGCGGTCAGGCGTAGAGGCACTTTTGTAAAAGCGACTCCAGGCAGGTTCTTAGAGGCGGAGGCTTTTGCTGCAAGCCGCCCAGCGGAACTGCCCTTTGATGAGCAGGGCGGTTTGCGTCAGGAGTTTGTCGCGCAGCAGTCCAGGCAAAATGTGTTAGCTGAAGCAAGAATCAGGCTAGAGAATAGGCTGCAGGCACAAATACAAGCGGTCACTAAAGCGCAAGTTGATAATAATAAAAAACTAAGGACTGCGGCTGAAATTGTAAAAACGTTTGGGGGAGAGTTGAATGAGCTGCCTGCGACTACAAACAATGTTCAGATGGAGTTAAGAGAGCTTCGTTCTGACTTGGGCAATCTTGTTATTGGAGGGGAAGAGTACATATCAACTTTGCAAAGAATCAATAGTCTTCAAAAACAACTTGACATAGATCCTCTTGACCCAACTGGTCGAAAAGCTGAAATTAGGTCACGGCTGGGAACTTTGGGTCGCTTCGGTGGCGAGACTGATCCTGTGGCTAAATCCATAGCTAGGAATCGCAGGCGCAGAGAGAGAGGAGCCTTGCCTCCTTTAATGCTCGACCAACCAGCAGAAGCTACTGGTCTTTTTAGAACAATTGCGTCTATTGGATCTGCTGAGACCAAAGCAGCGACCGAGATGATGGGTCGCTCACTTTCGCAAGTCACGGCTGAGATCAATCGACAGGCTGCTGCATCTAACGGAAGCATTAACAGCCTGCAAGCGCAAAGAACTGCATTCGCACAGCTTCGAGCTGGCCTTGATCCCACCAGTCAAGACTTCAAGGAACTTGGCGTACAGATTGAAAAAGTTGATCGTCGACTTGAAAGATTAAATAAGCGTCGTCGGCGTCCAACAATTGGTGGTGTTGCACAAGGCTTAGGCGGTATTGCTGCTGGTGGTGTTTTTGGTGGTCCTGAGGGCGCAATAGGTGCGGCTGTTGGTGGCGCTGCAGGGGGTGTTGCTGGTGTTGCAGCAGGTGCGGCAATTGGCGCACAAGTAAAAATGATGCGAGAGGCTCTTGGGGCCACGTCTGATTATGCAGCTCAACTGCAAAAGCTGGAGATTGCTCTTCAGGGTGTTGCAGGTGCTGAATATACGGACGCTCTGAAGGCGGCCAATCAAGTCACCAAAGATTTCAATGTACCTATTGCTGTATCAACAAAAGGCATTACACGCCTTTCCGCAGCAGTTGTGGGAGCTGGCGGGAATATAGATGACGCAGAGGTTGTATTCAGAAACATCACATCTGCCATCAAGGCAACAGGTGGCGGCGCTCAGGATGTTGAGTCAGCAATAACTGCGATGGTGCAGACCTTCTCAAAGGGCAAGGTCAGTGCGGAAGAACTTTCAGGTCAGTTGGGTGAAAGATTGCCTGGCGCTGTGACCAAATTCGCTGAGGCAAACAACATGACTTTGCCTGAGCTGCAAAAGTCATTCAAGGCAGGCACTGTCGGACTCGATCAACTGATGAAATTTATCATCAGTCTTGGGCCTGAGTACGAGGAAACAGCCCGCAAGATTGCTGATAGCAGCGCAGATGCTGGCGCACGAGCTGCAGTTGCATTCGATGAGGTACGTCGAGAAGTTGGAGAGGCTTTGCAACCAATTGGCGCTCAACTGCAACAGGCTTTCAGCAAGTTTGTCCTTGACATTCTTCCTGCTATTAAAGCAGGTGCAGTAACTGCGGCCAATGGATTGAATGCACTGTTAGATGCATCTTCCTTCTTGATTGCAAATTTCAAGGAACTTTTGATCGTCGCTGGCGCGGCTGGTGTTGCCTTAGCGTTGCAAAACCTTCTGGGTATTGCAACGGCACTTGGCACAGCCCTTGGCAAGGCAACTGTGGCGATGAAGGGCTTTACTGCCGCATCGCTGCTTAATCCGTGGGTTGCTTTAGCTGCAGGCATTACGGCTGCAACAGTTGCTTTGGTCAAACACAGCAAGAAAAATGCAGAGTTTAATAAGTCAGTTATTGCTGGGGAGACAACTAACGAGCAGGCGAGCGATAGGCTGCGTGAGATGAATGACAATATTAAAGAGCTAGAAGAGCGGCTTGAAAAGGAGACTAATAATCGAATGATTCGAGCCCTGACCAAGCAGCTAAGAACTGCAAAAATTGCTGCGGGTGATTTACAGCTGGCAATGAAACTAGCCAGCAGTTATGAGGTTGCAGGCATCAAGTATGACCGCATGACAGGTCGCCCAATCAATGCACCGACCTCGTTCACCCCAACTGATTTTGACGATCCTGACGTAGACCCAAGTAGCAAAGGCGAGGCGCCAATGGGTGACATCGAGCTTGCTCTACGCCGTCAAATGCGTGGCGCTATGGCAACTGAGGATCTCAGGCTTCAGGCGCACCTGCAGCTCGCTCTTGACCTGACTGCTGCAAAAGAAGAAACAGAGGATGTCAATAAGCGCATCAACCTACAAGAGCAAGCTCATGCAGACTTTGCTGCTGCAATCAAAAAGATCAAGGAAGACGAGCTGAAAGTACAACGCGATCTACAGGCTTCTCTTGAAGATCGCCAGTACAAGCTTGGCTTGATTACGGAGCAGGAGTACATCCGACTGCAGATTGAACGTGAGCGCAGAAAGCTAGAGGAAAAAGGCGCTGATGAAGACACGATTGAAAAGAGCCTTGCTGCTCTGCGGCAAGAGCTTGATCCAGATTTCTTTACCAGCATCAATAAAGCCTTGGCAGAGATGGCCAGGAATCTTGAGAAGTTAATTAATCCAGCCAATCAAGTTATTGCTGCTGCAACTGCTATTGGTGACTCTTTTGCTAATTCTTTTAAACAAGTCATTACAGGACAAGCATCTGCTCGACAAGCGTTAGCAAGCTTCTTTGAGAGTGTCGCTAATCACTTCGCTGACATGGCGGCAAAGATCATTGCAGAGGCAATCAAGATGCAGGCGGTGAAATTTATTACCCAAATCATTAGTTCGTTCATTCCGACTGGTGGTGTTGGTGGTGGAGACGGTATCGACGTTGACGCTGTCGGCGCATACATGTCGGCACAGGGTAGTTACACAGGCGGAGCGTTTAAGCCTTTTAGAGAAGGCGGCGTAGTCAGCCAACCAACTCTTGGAATGGTTGGTGAAGGTGGTGAGCCTGAGTACATCATTCCTCAGTCGAAGATGCGCGAAAGCATGGCGCGATATTCAAGAGGAGTGCGTGGTCCTGGTGTAATTCCAAGTGGTGGCGGGGCAACTGCAGCTAGCGGTGGCGGAACAGCAGTTGCCGCACCAATCGACGTTCGCTACACCGTCGAACGCATCAATAGCGTTGATTATGTGACTGCTGATCAGTTCCAACGTGGAATGCAGCAAGCTGCGGCTAACGGCGCAAAACAAGGTGAGCAGCGAGCTTTGACTACTCTTAGGCAGAACACATCACAGCGCCGGAGGGTTGGTCTTTCATGAGTGATACCGCTCTCGCGTTCGGACATTATTTGACGCTGCGCTCACCCACGACTTTGGGTGATTACAAGTTTCAGAACTACTGGGTCGGAGAAAACGCAGACTTTAACGGCACTGCTTTTGGCTTCTTGCCGTTTGCCTTTTCAGGCGTCACCGTCACCAAGTCAGGCGACAACCAGCCTGCAACGATCGCGTTTCCCAACAACGAGCTAAGCCGTCCTTTTGCAACGATTGCTGTGCAGGACGAGTATCTAGCCAATGTCCGCACCGTATTGATCGACCCAGACGACAAGGACGGCTACACCTTGCTGAATCAGTACATCGGGCAGATTATTAGCGCCAAATGGGACAGCACATCATTAACGCTGGAAATGGCATCAGTGTTTGATGCTGTTGGTGCGGACGTACCACGCAAGCGTTTGACACGGCAGCTTGTTGGGCACTTGCCTTTAACTAGCAGCGTTCGAGTTGCGTGATTGATCTGATCGGCAGACCGTATCGCTTAGGTGCCGATGGCACTGGAGCAGACGGAGCAATCGACTGCATCCACCTGGTTTATGTGGTTCAAGAACGTTTAGGCATTCCGATGCCTCCGTTCAAAAATGAATGGTATGAGCAGAGCATTCGCCAATATGGTCGGGACTTATTGAAGTGGGGAAGTCGAATTGACCAGCCCGGTTACGATGGGGACGTGTTGCTGCTAGATCAGGGCAATCCTGTCTTTGCAGTCGTTTGGA